TTCATTAAACTCTTCATCAAGAGTAAAATTAATATAAAAGTCCATCATCTGAAGATAACGATTAACTTGTTGATTAATCAAAGGAAGATACTTCTTAATGATTTTGGATTTTACTCCACCGTCTTTAAGCAAACTATACGTAAAATCGTAATAGCTAATAGAGTCTTTTTTGGAAGCGAGTTCTTCGTATGTTGTTTTTAAATTTTTATTGAAGGATTCTAACTTCTCATGTTCAGAATTTCGGTTTGCAAGGTTCTCGGTAATAGTTTGAATTTCAGATTCAAGATCTCTGATTTGTCTCTGACATCCAGCGATCTTAGTATTGTTTTGAGAAATGCCATGCGTGAGTTTAGTGATCTCCTTCGATAGAGTAGTGAATTGACGCTCTCGCTCCTCTTCCTCTTTAATTGCCTCCTCCAGTTCTCTATAACCAGATTGCAACTCTTTTGCTTTATTTTGAGCATCAGCAATCTTATTTATTCTGAAGTCCTCTTCAATAGATTGAGTACAAGTAGGACAAACCGTATTTTCTGTAAAAAATTTATACTCTTGAGTTATCGTCGATACCTTTTGGGATATTTTTCCTTTGAGATTTCCTAATTTTTTAAGTTTTTCTGTAGCACCAAAAACAAGTTCTTGCTCCTCCGTGTATCCAAAAACCTTCTCCTCAATAATATCGTTCTCTCCCATGTATATGCCAACTTCTTTCATCAAGTTGTCAATTTTTTCTTTATTGGCATTTATATTGGCATTTCCACGATTCTCCAGCTCTTCAATAAAACTCTCTTGCATTTTAACCTTATCAAGAAGAGATTCTTTTTTCAAATCAAGAACTTTAATGTCTTCTCTAATTGTTTTGATTTTTTCTTTAATAATCGTGTGCATTGAAGAAAAAATCTTGATGTCTAACAAATCTTCAATAACTTCTCTACGATGTGCTGCAGGAAGTTGCATAAAAGGAACAAAAGTACTTGAACCAAGAATCACAATCTGAGTAAAAGATTTATAGTTCATTTTCAGAACATTCTGCTCCAACCATTTTTGCTGATCCAACGCAGCAGAAGATTGGTCAAGAGAAGATCCATTTCTCCAAATTTCAAAAATCGCAGGTTTAATACCACGAATTACTTTCCATTCTATAGATCCAATAGAAAACTCAACTTCTACTCTACATTCCCTATCGTTAGTAGAATTAATTAACTGTGGTTTATTAATTCTACGAAATGGTTTTCCAAAAAGAGAAAAGGTAAGAGCATCTAAAATTGTTGATTTGCCGGCACCATTTGTCCCAATAATTAAATTGGTTTTATTTTTAGTAAAGTCAACTTCTGTAAATTGATTTCCAGTTGAAAGAAAATTTTTCCAACGAATTTTACGAAACAAAATCATGGTCTGCTGGTGGAATTACAATGTCATTTGGAGTAATAATGGTATATTGATAATCATACACTTCACAAGTTTTGACTATCAATTTGTCGTCAACCTCAACTACACTAATTTCTGGAAAATTATTGTCTTCTAACATCATAGCATATCTTTCGGCATCGTCACTATCTTCAAAGATATAAAGTACTTTTTCTCCATATTCATCAACTACGGAATAAGCACCTTCATCCTCTTTACCTTCAATAGTTAAGATATACATATCATACAAATTCGCAAGCTTCTTGATATACTTCTTGTATCATTTTTTGAACAATCGATTTATCAAGACTAATTTCTGCCTCCTCAATATATCTATTCAAAATAGATAAAGTATCTTCCGATTCAAATGCTTCAAATTCTTCAGATTTTTGAATTACAAAATTTTCAACAACCTTAAGTTCTGCAATATTGGAAGTATATAACTTATCAATAAATTTTTCAAACTTTTTAGTATCTGACTTTTTACGAACAATTACTCTTACAATTTTATTTTCATACTCACGAGTATCAAAGGTTTGATAATCATTGTCTTCGTAATAAATGTTATAAAAAAGTCTATAAGGATTGTTTACTGGGTTGTTTTCTAAAGTATCTGTATCAAAAATGTGAAATCCACGAGTGTCATTCACGTCATTCCAGAACATTTCATAAGGGTTTCCCAGATAGAAAACTGTTCCATTATTTGAACGAGTATGATAATGTCCCGAAAAAACAAGTTGAAATTTGTCAAATAATTTGCTTTCTAATCCATGTTCCATTACAATTTGTTTATTTACACGAAACCCTTGAAGTTCAAGGTGTCCCATTGCACATTTACAAGACGTTTTTTGAACAAGTTTTAAAGTCTTTTCTTCATTCTCTTGATTGATCCAAGGAATGAAAAGTATTTTTAGGTTTCCTAATTTAACCTCTGTCGGTTCTGAATATACCGTAACATTATCATACTCACGAAGTAATAAATCTACAGCATTAACTTCATTAGTATTTTTATAATAACAATCGTGATTTCCAGTAATTAGATGAACATCAATGCACATCTCTTTAAATCTATCAAATATGTTATTTTTTGCCCAGGATAATGCAGAAAAATCAATACCCTTACGACTATCAAAAGCATCTCCTAAATGAATAACTTTATTAATTCCATACTCTTCGAGTGTTGGAAAAAATATATCATTATAAAATTTTAGGAAATAATCATGAAATAACTTTGAATTTTTTCTGGCCCCATAATGAGTGTCCGTAATTATCGCAACTTTCATTCAGTATCTAAGTTTAGAATAAACAGCGTCCTTGATTGAATTATAGTCCGAAGAGTTAGATCCGTCAACCCCATCATCAAAGAACACTTCATCAAAACCAGTCTTTTCTAAGATTTTATTTTTGATTTCTAATTGTCTCTTTTCCCTTTGTATTCTTCTCAAAAATGCGTAATGAATAATTTGAGTAAAATAAGCAAAAGGATTTGATGACTTGTTTGGATCAAAATTACCAATATACTGGACACAATTTTCAATTCCATCACAAATCATATCATCCTTAAACATATAGTTGACAAAATTCGGTTTAAAGGATAAATGTGTAGCAATCTTCAAGAAACATTCACCAAGATAATTTGTAATTCTTGGTTTTGGTTCTCCCCGTATAGCTGCAATCTCAACTATCTCTTTGTAAGCAATTAGAGCAGCAAGGAATTCTTTGTTGTTAACGTAATGCTCAGATCTTTTTCTTCTGGTCATGACTGTTGTTGTAATCATTATTTTCTCTAATTTAATATGTAGGTATTATAACAATTAAACAAATAGTTGACAAGCTTTTAAATCCCATGTAGAATACCTTTGTTGGGTTTGAAGATAAGTCTTAGCTACTTTTAAAGAGTTTCTCTAAAGATCTTTTTGCTTCATCTACGTTGGCAAGATATCCCATTTTGCGATTTAGTTTTGTTTTGTTTGATTTGTACTTTTCAACTTTTCGAATGTAATTGTGATATATCTCTATCATTTCAACATCCGTAGACTCTGACATCGTTAGAACGTTTTCAATGTCAATGATGAATAAGTCTTCAGTGCTTGTCTTTAACCAGGGTTCAACTTTGTATCCAGAAGTTCCATATTTTGTATTAATTTCGGATATCATTACTGGATTTGAAAGTATAAGTAAAGTCTTTGTTTCTTCTTCAGATGCAGATACCTTGCAGAATATTTCTTCTCCCGTTTTTAATTTAATTGTGGCATAAAAATCTTCTTCAATTCCCATTTAGTTGTTCCCCCTTTCTTTTGGAGGAGGATTAAAAATCCTATTAGATTTTGAATGAATACGATTACCTTTTCCTTTACCAATATAATAAGGAGTTCCATCTTCTCTAAGGTATGCGTAAGTGTAATAGTTCATTTTTCTAACTTGACAGTTATAAACTCGTAATTGAAATTTTCTTCATTATAAATTTTAATTCTTTCTATTAAATGATTTAACGTATAGTTCTTTTTGGATTTGTATGTAATGTCATCGGCTATGTCGTAAAGAATAGCTCCTGTTTTATTTTTTCCTTTACGTAATACTCTTCCGATTGATTGTAGATTTCTAATTCTTGATTTGCTTGGTGAGGCAAAAACAACATTATGAAGATTTTTTATATTAATTCCAGTGCTGAAGGTTCCATAGGAAGCAACAATAATCGCATCACTTTCTTT